AGTAAATTTGCAGAATGTGTTAATGTAACATCGCCATTATCAAAATTTATTACTCCACCACTCGCTAAAAACAGATCACTCCACATTTTTGTACCCGATCCTAAAGCGTGTGCGTCAGAAGTTCCTAAAAGTAACGGTTGATTTATTGCTACGCTCGCCAAATTATCTAACGCTGTAGTTGCACCACCACCCGCAGACGCCGCCCAAGAAATATCAGTACCATCGCTCGTCAATACAAAAGTATTTGCACCAAGTCCTAACCGTGCTGTTACGTTTGTTGGATCACGATAGATAATATCACCGCGCGTTGTCATAGGATCGGCAAATCCGGCGGCAGCAGTCCATACCGCTATGCCGGTTCCGGCTCCATCGTCGGTTAATACTTTTCCTACGCCCGGCGTACCGCCTAGTACCTCAAATTCATCGGTAGTAGTTTTGCCCGGTACTTCAAAATCATCGTTATACCACCCTTTCGTCAAACTTTGCGAAATCAGAAAGGATGATATAACAATAATCGCTATTAATAGCTTTTTCATATTATACACCTAAAGTTACTCGATTACACTTCCAATCGATGTTAGTTGCAGCGTTACCGGCTACACGAATAAGTACGTTAGTGCCGGAGATTACAAACGTAACATCCCATCCGGCGGGTACTTGTCTATGTTGGTAATTGACCGCGCCGGCGATTGTAACAGTACCGGCATTATTTGCATATCCCGCCTCTATCTCAATAACGGATTTTTCCGCAAGGGTATCTCTAATTGCTACAATTTTAGCAGTAATAAACAATGCTTCACTGACCGGAATTGCTACGGTATCGATTGTGGTTAATGTGCCATCGATTGTTGATACGGCAGTTACTACGCCACCGGCTGCGCCACCTCCCGATGCAGGACCTTTAATTGCTCTCATTCCGCACCCCCTTAGTTAGAATAACCAATTTGTGCGTGAATTGTGCCGTGTACACCCGCAACTGCACTTATAAATTTTGTATCGATTATCTCTCTTTCGGTTTCAAGAATTAACATTTCACCGGCTAAAAATTGTATGCCGTTTGCTGTTGTTAGCGTACCCGCACCTATCGCCACCGTGTTTACTCTAAATTGAATTAAAGCTAGATCAGCTTTCCTGAATTGCCCTGCCGCGCCTTCTGCTTTTACAACTGTGAAACCTAACCCCGAAAGTGTGGTCGCTGTATCTGTGGATGTTTTAACATCAATACCTTCAAGATGTTTCATCCCTGTTAATTTTACTTTCTGCATTTTTTTCCTCCTACCTAAAGACGTATTTCTACGTCACCTAATGCAATAAAACCGGCGGCGATTTTGCACCGCCGGCTATATCTTGTTATTTTTTAAGCTACTGTTGGTTCAATGTCAATCACTATAATACAATTTGCTTCGCCTGTGGTAATTTCGACCCGTAGATCGTTGTCGTTTCGCAAAAAAACAGCGTTAGTATCATTGACCTGTGCCATCTTATCAATGTCCGTATCACTTGCCGCCATTTCAACTGCGGTGTGAATTGCTGCTGCGGTATTAACCAACTGCCAAGACGAGTTAGTGTTATCAGTATGTATGGAATATCCATTTGTCACCCTAAATCCTAGCGGTGTAGAAATATTAATATACTTATTGACTTCACCGGCAACTATGGTAACAATAATTTGCATACCAAGTAAAACTGCCTGTGCTGCGCCGGTACCTTCCAATGTAACCGTGAGGTCTACCGGTTGCTGATTAACCATCTTGTACCAAATGTCGCTTCTGACTGCTTTTAAATTACTAGGCATAATTAACCTCCTACACTAACGTAGGTTCAATATCAATGAAAATTATTGCCGTTGCTGCTGCAACACTGATTATTAACCTCAAATCATCATCGCCACGCAAAAACTTGCTATAATCATCATCAACATCGACCAATACATCAATGTCCGTATCAACAGCCGCCATAACAACTGCGGTGCTAATAGCATCAGTAGTATTAGCCAACTGCCACGTTGAAGCGGTGGCGTTGTTATGAATTGAGTGAGCGTTAATTACCCTAAAACCAAACGGTGTTGATATATTCACATACTTACCGCTTTGCGCAGCCGCTAGAGTAACAATGATCTGTTTCCCTAACAATACTGCCTGTGCTGCGCCGGTACCTTCCAATGTAACGGTGAGGTCTACCGGTTGCCCGTGAACTATCTTGTACCAAATGTCGCTTCTCATTGCTTTTAATAGACTAGCCATAATTGACCTCCTATGCTTCGTCTGTCATTAAAATCAATGAAGAATCGTTTATGCAAGCAGTATCCGCGACTACACCTCCGGTGGTATCCTTGTAGAACATACCTCCAGATGTTTCAATGGCTAATGCTTCGGTTACGAAATCAGCGCGGTTGGCACCATAGATCATAATACCGGCAACTTCCTTGACGTTAGCAAAATCATCAACTTCGTCACCAAAGCTAAGTGATTCGACAACACCAAAGCCGACTGCTTGATTGCCAAATACAATCGCACAGTAGTTATCGGTTACGGTCGTTGGTTCAAACATTGAATTGATCGGATTAGCGTCGTCGTCACCATAGAATCTTCCGGTTGCGTCGTCCCATCCACGAATACCAACTATGTCGGAAAATATTGCAAATCCTTCAATTTCGCAAACAGCACCATTAAGCATCGGATGATCAATTTTCTGTGCATTAAAGGCGGAATTGATAGCATCTTCATAGTCGGTGTCGTTTTTCAGTGATTTCAACTGGTTCGGATGAACTACCAAAGCCCAAAAAGAGTAGGTCTTGTCGCCAGTTTTCGCTACAATTTTTTCTATCTTTAGTTGTAAACACTTAACAGCCAATGCCCGTATAATTGCAACGGTCATTTTGGTATCTGCTGCGGTTACGCCGGTATCCAACTGTGCTGCGGTAGTGAACTGTTTTTCAGTTCCTACTACTGTTAAAACACCACCATCATCAACATAAATGTTTGGATGATAGCGCCTGTAAACTCCAAGAGCATCATAATCTTTACTTCCAGATATATTAGATCCTATCCCTTCATAAAAACTACGATATATGTCCTGGTTGAGGTACTTGCTCCACCACTTAACCAATTTCGGTTTAGCGTTCTCGATCAATCTCAACTTCCTGGCACGGAAATCTGACATCTTACCCGATTGCGCTTTAACAGCTTTTCGCGTTTGGTTAATATAGGAGCGAAGCCATCTAAAATCTTGATCTTCACCGGTACCTTTTGCGACTGTATCACCAAAAACTGGCGGTCCAATTAAGTCTTTTTCAAAAGGTATCAACATATTGTCACTATTCGCTTCCGTAAAACCAGTCAATCTTTCGATTGGCATACCAGAAGGAGTAGGAATAGGTTTACCGGAAGGATCGTTAATTACGGTTACGTCACCGACGAATGCGTGGAAAAACGTGCCATACCACGATTCGCGGTGCATATCCTCATTCAACTCTGCTACATTTTGAATAAAATCCTGTTCAGCTAACATAATAAATGTTTCCTATTTTTTAGATTTTCTTATTAAATCTCTCTCTTTTTTATACATAGCGAACTGTACGTCTGATAGTTTTCGCAACTCTGTTTTTAGTACATCTCCGTCCTTAATCTTCATTAGACGGTTGGTAAGTGACGTTAATTTAGCACTAACTCCCGTTCTAGTTACGCGTACTGATTTAGTAACTTTCATGGCTGCATCTTTTATCTCCTTGCGGATTTTTTGCTCACTACCGGCTTGATACAACTTGTCGGTAGCATCGGCGCCAATTATGTCTATTAAACCTTTACGCATGCCTTCTACGGTAAACATACCTCCGTCAAGATATACTTCGGCTGCTGCGGCTATCCCGTCGAACTGTGCATCTGAAAAAACAAATCCTTTTTTGGCTAATGACTTCCTCTCGGTTTTCAAGAAGTCCACATTGTCCTTAGATTTGTATCTTTTCTCTAGTTCAGCATCGCTCTTTTTATCCGCGATATCTCCCGCTAAGGTTGTTACTATTCCATTTTGCTTCCTCCATTCATCCGGATTTGTGTCTTTGTCAATATCAGCCAAAATTGATCTTTGGCGTTTGATGTCGGTCTGCAAATCAGCTAACGGTATTCGTTGGCGGATTGCATCCGGTGATAGGTTTGAGTCTGCAAGTTGCGTATCCATCTTAGCTATCTTTTTTTCCAACATTCTAACTCGCATGGGTTCAGTAATTTCAAACTTCTCGGTATCGCTAGAACCATCGTCGGACTTGCTAGCTTTTTTATCAACTATCTCCTCCGGAGTAAGGTCCTTATCCTTGTCTGACTTGGTATCCTTTTCATCGGATACTTCCTCGATTACAAATAATTTATCATCCTGTATAATAATATCATCGATTTCCCCATCAATTTTTGTTGTATCAATGATCTCTTTTTTTTCTTCTATTTCTACTGTCATAATATTCCCCTTTTTACGCTTTTGCTACGTTTTGGTTGTTATTAATTTCACTCGCGGTTTTTGCAATATCCACGCGTGCTTTTTCTTCTTCCATTAATTTTTGTGCCTCACCTTCTTCCGCCTGTGAGTTCATTACTGCTATTACAAATTCGATCCACTTATCAGCACCCTTAACCGGTGCGGCTCTCAACAGTGTTAATACATCAACAAGCGCCGGGTTGTGACTGCCAATTACTTCTGCTAGCGCCATTAATTGATTGAAATTTTCCTCGCGCGCTGTTATGTTATCCTCACCTTCGTCTAGCTCCACATACGCCGATAGATTTTTAGTGTCGTTGATGATTTCTTTTGCCATTTGCAGATTAACAAATTCGTGAGACCAAAGGTCTTTACCGTTTTCATCCTTACCTTTAATTTCGATCAATCTGTCCATTTCAGCATATACATAAGGAAAATTATCAACGTAATCCTCAACGATCAGCTTCCGAAAATTCGATATATTTTTATAATACGGATTAATTGCTGCTGCTGCACGTTCTGATTTTTTCTGGAACAATATACCGCTTTCGCCGGATCGCTCGCTCTCTCCACGCATGGCGGCCGGTACTTGTGCAATTTTATCGCCGTGCATTAAACTGTCGATTGTATTGTTAAGCAATTCCGGAGGTACGTTTCCCGGACCTAATTTGTCAATTTTTGTGTTCGGATTCTTGGTCTGTACTACTAAACCCGGTTGATTCCCTTTCCTCTGTAATTCTTCATATACTTCTTTTTCTTGTTTGCCGTGAACCACTACGATTCCGGCCAGTATTTGACTTAGATAATCGCGGTTTTGTGATTTACCTTTATTGATATCGTCTTGCATATCCATCAATAACTCAACTAGACTTACCGCTTCAATTACTTGGTTGGTGTATGAATATGATCCTAGTCGCATTATATCAAAATTCTTTGTTGGAACCTCACTGTCGTCGTCAGAAACTAATAAATCGTTCAATGCCGGTATAATTGTAGTAATGTGGATTATTTCGCCCTCAACCTCGCCTAAATATTCTAAATCAGGATTGTTTAGCTTCAATCTTTTGTACATTTCTTGCGGAATTTGCATAACGCTATTGCCGTCAAATATTCGAACAAAACGATGTTGTACGCGCTCTTGCATTTCCAATATCCGGAAAAGATCATTTTCTTCATTATAATCAGGACTTCCAGAAAAACCGCTTTCTTTAAATCGTTTGATGAACCCATTTAACCTTCTCCACCATTCCCCTTTCTTGCGATCATCAAAATCTTCCTGTTTAACATTCCACCGGTCCATTATGTATTCCGGTCGTTCCCACGCTTCTTTAATGAGCCATCGGCACTTTTCTAGTTTATAATCGCTAGTCTTGGTTTCTGGATCAAGTTTAACACGCATATTGTCGGCAATTTCATATTTAAAATCAAGATAACCCATTTCATTCATTTCGAAACTGCGTACCATATATCCACCAACCGGAAAAATCAACGCATCTGAAAATATTGTTTGTATTTTTTCTTCTACATTCTGTTCGTCATTAATTGCGTTCCATCTGCCTTGAAGGATATCAACCATATTTATAACACTTGGATCTAACGACCGGGTTTTGATCAATGCCCTTCGGCGATTCATTTGTTCATGACCGATAAGCGTAGATAAGTACGGTATCATTATCGTATATTTAAGCAAAGGTTTGTCAAATTCTTGCGCGGCAGCCTTTTCTTCACTCGAATAAGGATCGTTCAAAACATAACGCATACATTCTTCTGAACGCCTAATAATAGGTTGATAACTATCTTCGGCTACTCGCCAGGCGCGTCTTACTTTTTCGGCTTGTGGTGTACTTGGTTCCATTTATACTACCTTCCAAAGATTACTTTCGGAATATGTGCCTCTACCGGACATCCCGGCGTGTTTTTTAGCCATTCTTGTTCTCCAGCCTTTTTCGTTGTCTTTTGCTATAGTTAGTCCCGGTAGAATTATGGTTGCGCCATATTTTAGAGCGTCAAATTCGTGGTCCATGCCCTGAGTGTCAACATCTTCAGGATCGTTTTCTTTAGGTGCTAATGACGGTATATGCTCAATGCAATTAGTACAATTTGAAGTAAATCTAATTCTAGGTACTCCATCTTTGACGGGTTCAAAAGCATCATAAATAATTTTTGCCCCAACCCTCCTGTCTCTCACTCCTTGAGTTAAATAAATACCCTCATCAGCATAATGTTCTTGCGGTGAATATGTTACATGGTCTTTTTCGCTTGTTTTCGCCCAATATTGCGGGTCTGCATATTCTCCGGCAAAATCATCTGGAACTAATTTATATTTTTTAAATGTATATTCGTTTACAAGTTTTGCCTGTGCGCTTGATGCAAGTCCAGTTTCCACTATTTCGTCAAAAACTGTAATGTTCTCATCTCCATCTACGGCTGCAAGCAAGCAAACAAACGGTGCTTTAGTTCCATAATCATAAAATCTATATAATTCGTGAGTATGCTTTGAAAATTCATGTCCGTATCTAAATCTTGTATTTACATTATCCATGTCAATAACATGGGTGCTTTCATCAAACTTGTCGAAAAACATACCCGCAAAACCGCCCCAATCACCGAGTAACCACATTTTTCTCAATGCCGGATTTAAATTGTTCAATGTTTGGACATACTCTGGGTTGTTTTTCATAAGTGAGGGATTTTCAAACACCAACGATGGTATATATTGCCACGATACGCCGTTTTTATCAAAATACGGCTTTCCAGAAATTTGTAGAGTATATGTTAAATCAAATTGTTTTGAATAAACCGTCTCCCCTGGGATTGGCGGACACATATCAACAAACTTTCTTTTCAAAAAAGAGTGCCCTCTCCCTCCCGGATTAGAGGTTAAGCAAGTTTGCGGTTTTAGTTCAGGATTAATAGTACGATTTGAAGTAGTAATTTTATCAATCCATTCTTCGTAAAATTGATTGGCTTCATCAAAACCAATAAAATTATAATTACCCCCGATATAATTTTCTACCGCCCTTGAGTCTTTACAGTGAACTAAATAAATCATTGCGCCAGACGGAAATTCATAACGTCGGTGGCGTTCTTTCCATTGACCGTTATATGGTGGTATTCTATAAAGTTTTTCTGTTTCAGGTTTAAAATTGCGCTCTAATTGCGGGCTTGTTCGGCGAATAATAACGGCTGTATAATCAGGATAATCAATAGCAAGTTTATCAACTACAGGATCGCACTTTTTGCCTTTTTCGGTTAATTCTAAATAGTCGTCGTTGGTTATTTTCTCGCCACGATACTCAATGTGATACCGCTTCGGCATAAACGCTGCCTTGAAAGCCAAGCTCCAGGTTTTGGTTCCGCCCCTGGCGCCGCCAAATAGTATATTGTCAACCTTTGAGGATATAAATTCGGATGACTTTCCGGAATGTGGAGTATAAAAAGTATTAGACATTCTTATTAGATTAGATTATTTCATAAGAAAAAGTTTACTATAAGTCTTGTTTTCTGATTAAATCATGCGAAATGAATATAGTAAATGCCAATCGAGCGTGTCAAGTAAAAACTGATTACTTAGTTTACAGTGCGGTGTTTACTTGGTTTGCATGGAGGGGTTACAACGGGGGTCACAACTAAATTGTTAGAATTTATAAGTTAAATAATAATAGTGGTTACAGGGGGTCATGAAGGGGGTCATTAATCTAAATCTCTAATCGGCAAGGCCCAGATAGGACAGCTAGCTTTCCAGGTGCGACCGCTACCGTCTTGAATCGGCACCGGTTCGCCTTTTTTAAATTGCTTCGCGTCTTTATAAAATCGCTCTTTTGTGATCCAACCACATAGATACATTACACTGTAATTGGCCGGAATTAGTGTAAAACAGTAGCGATCACATTTTTGACGGTCATTGTGTGCTTCAACGCTAATATTCCAAAAATCTTGCGGTTTATAGCCAACAGAAAACATTTTAGTTTTGATTTCAATTTTTTTGCCTTTAATAATAATATCATAGTCGTAGGTGTTTTCAAGTATGCCGTTGTATTGATCCCGGATAACTATTTCACCGAGCGCACCTATGAAATTGCCGCCTCCTTCTCGTTTGCTATTCTTCAATGCTCCAAATTGGAAATGATCCTCTGCCTCTTTAATTTGGCCGGCAGCTATGTGAATTTGTCTAATCACCGTCGAAACGTCGTATCAGTTTGGCGATGTTTTTGCCGGCATTGTGTAAAGTAGGATTTTTTTTGTCGTAGGCGTTTTCAGCAAACCGGGCGCATCGATCAATAATTTTTCTGTGACGATATCTTAGATATTTGTTTATCCACTTCATTATGATTCTTCCTTATGCTCTATGATCTTTACGGTTAATTTTTCTATATCGCTACCAATTTCTAATTTTTTAAATCCACTTCCTAGATGTTTCGGTTTTGATGAAGCGTATGGATATAAACTTCTTTTATTATTTACAGGCAGTCTTAGTTGTTCACCGCTAACCATTTTCATTTTATATTCATCAATTATCCGGTTATATCTGTATTTAATTGCATTGTCAAAATCTTCCATCTCAACTGAAAATCTATCACAAAGTCCTGTTTCCTCTGCCATCATTTTTAATACTGGGTGATTTAAGGTTTCTACATTCCTATCAATATTCATCGCCCATTTTGACAGTTCTCTGTGAACTTCAACTTGACTTGGTACCTCTATTTTGCTTTTAACTATATCGACAAATTTGGCAATCGGTGGGAAAAATGATTCTGATTCAATAAGGTGATTAATACAGTTTGCAAATATATCTTCTTCTATTTTTCCTAGATGTTGATAATATATTTCAATTCTCTCCGGTGTTATTGAAGATCCAAAGCTTTCAGCCAATAACTGTATAGCCTTTCTAAACTTAGTTCTTTCCATATTTTTCCTCCCATTCATCAAAGGCGTCTTTTTTTAGTAATTTAACCGCAGCGTTTTGAAATTTCATCTGTCCGTTTTTGCCTCTGTTCCTCAATCCCCGTAAACTAATAATCTGATTACTCCAAAAATCATCTTTAGTGGCGTTCCTAAGTACTAGCATGATATCTTCATAACTAAATCCGTCTAATCTTTGAAGTTTATCAATTACAGCATAGGAATCATTTAATAGCTTTTCGTCCTTATCCCATTCGTTTAATTGGTTTTTATGTTTAACTGATTGAAATTCGTAAAATTCAGACACAATGTTTTTAATAACATTATTATATTCAATTACATCTTCATCTTCATCTTCAGTGTTTTGCTTTAACTTTTGCTTTAGCAAAAAAGACTGTGTTTTTTTACCACCTTTCTTACCAACTTTTGATCTTATTAAACTTATTTTATTGTCGTGAACCATGCGCTTTTGAAATAGCTTATCGCCTTCAATTTCCAACACTCCTTCATCAACTAATTCGGTTATTGCGACCTTTAAAACATCAACTTGGATAGGCAAAAGTCTAGCAAACTTGCAAGCAAAATTCAAGCAAGTGCTTTGGTTTTGCTTGTCTTTTTGCTTAAGCAAAACAGTTCCATACTCGGTAGATTTGTGTAAAATGCACATTATTTTTATAAAAACACCTTGAGATTCAAGACTGCACAAATTTAATTTTTCGTCGGTTAAATAGTCTTGAACATAAAGCGGTATGTAAGGTTGGTTACGGAGAGCCATTATGTGACCTCAAAAAAGTTACCCCACCAGATTGCAAACAGTTCTCCGCAGGGGAGATAGCCACCGAATAATCGGCATCCAATGGGGTAGTTATTAATTTATATACTGTTTGCATACAACCAATCTACTATAAATCAATTAAACTTCATAATTAGATTCGATTACTTCCTTTGCTTTGTCGTTATCTCTATGATCTAGCCAGTATCTAACCTTTGCCTCGTCGTAAAGAAACATCTGTCCGCTTCCGGAAAATGGCAGTCCGGCTTTGCGCCAGTTATATAATGTTTGCTTTGAAATGCCAAACATCTTGATTACAGCTCTACTTCTCATGTCTTTCTGCATTATTATCCCTTTTTAAATATATTTTCTTGTTTTTGGTTTAAATGATTATAGTTGCCTCTTGCACATTCGAGAATATGTAAGCCTAGTTCAGGCGGTACACAATTCCGCAATATTTGCTTTTTGTTGATTAATTCATATTTAGATAAATCATATCCTAATCGTTCTTCTAAATATTTAAGAGTCCTCCCGTCGTGATTTTCTATTTCTACATCAGTATTAAAGATATTAAAATTAGTCCAAAATAAGTGCCTTCCAAGTTTTTGTGCTATAATTAAAGGATTGTAATATGGAACAACATTCTCTACTATCCACCCACCATAAAAGAAATGTTTTAGTAATATCACCTCTTGATATAAACTCATATCCGGATAACACCAGTCTTTTGAACCTTTAGGAAAACTTGCAGTATTTAGCTTAGTATGGCTTTGGCAAGGCGGCGAACTCCATATAAAATCATACTCTTTGAAATGTTCCAACAAATATTGGTGAGCATCGGCAATTATTACTTTGTCGTCAGGAAAAAAATCTTGGTATACTGTTGCAATACTCTCGTTGTTCTCAACTGCGGTAACTTCAACATCAGTCCAAAGTTTGCGATTCCCACCAATTCCTGCGTATAGGTTAAGAACTTTCATTGATTTCCTCTAGTTTATCGTATTCAGTTAATAATTTTTTTAAAGTTTTTAATTTAAGACCACAAAAATCTTGCATTTCTTTCATCGCCCTTCGTGCTGAAAGACCGGAATGTGGTGTAAGATACTTCTCTATATCGCCGATAATGAACTCCATTGCTTCGACAAAGCTACTTAATCCTGATTTATGTAATTTTATCGTATGGCGCAACTGTATCGATTCAGTATGGTTGTGGATTATGTTGGCAATTTGTTTTCGGAATATCCATAAAAACACTCTCCTTCTCAATCGAGGAGGCGTGTACTCGACTACTTCACCCGGATCGCTTGCTACAGCTTTTGCTTCGTCTATATTCACGATCGAGCCTTTTCAGTCGGTAGATCAACTATTTGCGGAATATCATAGGCATCTATTAATGGCTTTATCGATGTAGCGATATTGTCGGCCAGGTATTTTGATCGTTTGCCAATTTCCGGACCGGCTCCGAAATGAACGATTTGAAATTTTCCATTTATGTCCATAGTTATAAATATGGCTATTATTTTTTTATTCTTTAGAGCAACCTTAGCTATATCAGATGTCATGTCGCGCAGTTGATTCCTTTCTCGCTCGCTCACTTCTGAACGAACATCTACTTGCTTCACACCTTTTTTCTCTTGTTTTTTAACCGGTTTAGGTTTCTCGATTTTTTTAATCTCTTTTGCCATTATTTTCCTTTTTTTTATAAACTGCTTAAAAAATCTTTATTTGTGTATTTCTAATTTCTTGATACACCTTTTTTCGCAAACCTTTATTGCTTGGCTTGTTCCAATGTGCCTCTAAAACTTCTGTTATAATTTTCTTTTCATAATTATAAATTATCAATCCATATCCGTTCTTTAATAAATTTTCTTTGAAATGTTTAGGCGTAATAGCAAAATCAGGTATAAAGGCGAAAGAATAATCACAATAAACAGCGTGGTCGTTCATTTGTTTTATTAGACAGATAAAATCAACTCCCTTTGCTTCAATGTTTATTAGCTTGCTGCCATCTTTTATAACGATAAAGTCTGCAATTCTACCAACTTCTTTAACCCTTAATTCATCAACAAATAATAATTCTCTTGTTTTTAACCATTCACACATTTTAACTTGCATTTCCAACTCACAAGTATCAGTATTGGTTGCTCTTCCAAATTTCACTTTTTAATTTTCCTCATTAAATATCCATTGTGCTAAAATTTTAAGTGCTTCTTTATATAAATTGATATAATACTTCCTTTCAAATGTTTCTCTACCAATTTGGTGCAATTCCTGGTGGTGCTTTCTACATAGCGGAATTGTCGTGAAATCTTCCCACTTTGGTAATGCGCGCTTCCTACCCATTCCTACGGTCTTTAAATGGTGCGGATCTACGCCACCCCGCCCGGATATCAGGCAGGGTAGCGTTCTCACATGATCTTTATATTCCAATTTTATTCCGGAGGATCAGTTAGTTCCGTTTCCTCTTTTACCTCCGATTTATTGCTCTCTGGTATTTCAGTCGTTGAGTCGCTAGACCTATCAGGGGCAGGACCTAAATCCTCGCTTTGTTCAGTTTCTTTTAAATCAATTTCAATTTGCAACCGTTCGCCTTTCACATAATTTTTAGCATGATCAATTACGGATTTTAGTGATATAATACACGTATCCGTAAGGTGTACCATTTTATTAAAATCACCATCGATATTAATTGACTTATTCGGTGTATTTAATACTAGCGGACTATTCGAATATGCAAGCTGCTTCGTTCCGGTAATAATTGCGCTAGACAGTTCGCCGTCGGCATATTTTAACGTCAATCCGGAAATTGTCACATCCTCGCACATTATAGGAATTTCATCCGGTTTATCGCATAATTCGCATAGTTCAATTAAAAAGAAATCCAAAGATTGAAACGATTTTTTGAACTCCGTTACCGGCTGTTCCGGTGAATCGATACTGTATTTATTGAGCAATTCTTTATCCTCGACAATGACAATTTTGTCGTACTCAACAAATACTCGGTCTTGTTTAATTTTTATTTTTGTTACGTGCATTATTTTTTCATTTCCCTCCGGACAGTACGAATAAATAGTACATCCTTACGCTTTTCAATATCCGGTAAATCCTTGAATGGAACTAGGTTAGGATGTGTTTTGAGTTCCAGATCCTTGTTAAGTGCATACTTCCAACCTTCTTTTTCTTTGTAGTCACACCATATTTGATGTATTTGCGTCGGTGTTACCTTTGGATCGGAGATAACTTCCGCCACGCCGGCGACAATACTCTCTTGAATATTTTCCGGCAAATCATCCCACTTAGGCGGTGCTTCTAGTTTCTCGTTGATACAGTAATTACGATTTACCTGATTGCAAATCTTAGCAATTTCTAGGTTTATTTTCATCTGTTTCCTCTCTTTTTTGGTTAATAGAATTTTCATACATTAGACTACCTAACGTAGATGTATCTGTTTCAATTTTGTCAAATTCATCACAACGTAAAACAAGGTGGTCGTGCAATCCTTGTAAATCAAAATCATCATCATTACAGAACGGGCAAAGTATCATTTGATTTCGTCCTTAATTCCTAAAAATTCATTGGTGGTTTTGACTATGTATTCAGTTAAATAATTGTGCGGTTCGTCGTCAAAGTGGGCGCATCCGATTTGATCAAATATAAAATCCGCAATATGCTCGGCTTCGTGTGCAATAGTACTATGTGACATTTTATTAAACTTGTTTTTCCGATTAAGTACCAAATAAACACAGAGCCAGTTTTCGCCTTTCTCGATTCGAATATGATCAATAGCGTGAGCGTACAATTCTCTACGACTAAATTTTAATTTCATATTCCTAAAATATCTTTCCATTTCTTCCGCATCGGAAGATTCAATCAGAGTAAAGCGGTAATTATATATAGGTATCTTTAGTTTTTTGATTCTCATATTTTATGACCGGTCCAGTGGCATTTCTTGAATTTTATTTTAGATCCACATGGACACGGATCATTGCGGCCTACTCTTGGTGGATTTCGCTTTAACTGCTGCAATGTTGGCGGTGTTTTCATTTTCATTAACTTTTTTTCTTGCTCGGCGAGTAGCATTTCTTCGGCCAGTTTTTTAGGATCCGGTTTAAATTTTTGAATGTAATCGGACAGTTCCATTGTATGCGCTGCGCCATCGCGTGCTTTATTAAAAAATTCCATTTCTTCCGATGTATAGATTCTTCCGGTATCTGTATTCATTCTCGATCCTCTTGATATTGGTATGCGGCGGCTTTTCCGCGCATAATTAAGTAACAATGATATAAGTCAGTTATAATTGTAAAGATAGTTCTGTATTGGAGTGGCTTTGCGAATACCCACTCTTTGTTTATTTGTCCAACAGTTTTGACGCTTCCCGGGCAACTATCATACAATTCATCTATGAGTATTGGTTTTTTCATTTGAGTTCCTTTCTTAATTTTCGTAAATATGTACCTAGTTCCTTTGTGGCTTGCAGCATAGCGCCGGCTCTCACGCATATACAAGGATATCCGTGTTTAATTCGCAGTTTATCACAAGTACAGTCAATTTTCATCGCATCCTTGAGAGTGTTTAATAATTCGTGGATTTTATGGCCAATAGCGGCGTTTTGTTCATTATCCGGCTGTGTATCTATATATCCATATCTCGCGTTAGTCCACGCATCCATCATAAAGTTTTTTATTCGCTTAATAGTTGGTGCATCAAGGCCATCGATATTTAATTTCTGCGCTCTATAGTACGCATCAAAACTTTTATGTCGTTTCATTTCAAATCCTCATATTCTTTGATTTCCTCGTCATTGACATAGTGTTTCCACTCCTCGCCAACAACGTATATGTGGCGAAAAACATATTTAACATATAAGGTGCATCTAGTATTTAAACTATTATCCTCCGCAACAATCCTTTTTAGAGGGAACATCCACAAAAACAACCGGTGTCTGCGCTTTATATAGTGAAAGGTGCTTTTAGCATATACTAAATTTTCATCCTTTTGCATTGGCTTACACAGTCTACGATTTGGCCTTTTTGTATTTCATTTATTTCTTCGCCTTCTAATTTTATTCTCACGAAACGATTGAAGTCCATAACTAGATAAAGTCATAGCACCAAAATAACAGGTACCTTTATATCCCCTCAATATCGACTTCGATTTTTCCTGTGCGTGTTCTAAACTCTTTGCTTTAATTAATCTCTCTCTAACAACTTCAAGATCCTCATTCAAAAGATATGTGATATACTTAGGCATTTCTTTGGCTCCCCCATGTGTTAAAAATGACTTTGTCGTCAATCTGATTGGTGCTGTTAAAGTTATCCTTTAAGTCGCGTTTCATCGCCATTCCTCCGGCCTAATCCACCAATAGTACTCAAAAAATAGCCAAGACAGTAGTATTGTCACAGAAAGTATCACCAACAGTCTGCTTAGTTTCATTTGTTACCTCTTTTTTAGTGCTATCAAAAATTGTGGCGGCGTTATAGTGTCACCATACAGCTTCCACATACCATTTTTTCTTCTAAACATTTTGAATAGTTCGTGATCTCTTTCATGGACACAACCATATATCTCATACCACTCTTTCGCCGCTACTTTTGTTTCAAATATTCCAGACCACAGTCGAAATTCAACAGCACTCGTTTTTGGATTTAATGTTAATACATCATATCTATATTGCATATTATTTGTCCTGCGATTTACGTATGTCTGACATCTTTCTTAAAGCTGCCTTCGTGGTGTTGATTGTTATTCTGTCTAAATTTTTATTAAGTTTAATTGGTACAAGACCCTCTGCGGCGCTTAATATCCCGGCTTCGAAGATTTTTAATTGTGAATCAATCTTGGCAATTTCATCTTCATATACTTTCTTTAATTCATCCATCTGTGCGTATTTGCCACATAGGTTATGATACTTGGATTCTACTGCTTTGATAAGGACCTCTATTTGGACTGCATTTAAGTCTTTGTATGTCGATTCTTTCATACTTTTACCCTTACATTTTTCAGGTCCATTACTTTTTTAAATCGGTCTTTATTTTCGGCTTCTGCCTTCTGTAAATCACCGATCATGGTTGCTTGTGTAAATAAAGAAGTGTCGTATTCCTTCTGTCGACGCTCAATTGTTGCAATTCGCTCCGCGTAAGGCGATTCAAAAGTTCTAACGTCTAAATCTTCTAATTTGGCAATCCGCTTAAAAGCACTACCTAGAGCCTGTTTATGCTTATCTATTACCTTGTTATATTCCTTCTTGAAATCAGCATTGTCTTTGTCAATCCAGTCATGGTATTTATCCATGTCACGATCAAAATTCCCTGCCAAAGCCTCAATAATTACTACCCTTTTTTCTAATTTGCCAAATCTTTCAATATGACGCTTCTCTAGTCCAAGTATCTTGTTTTCTGTGGATTTCCAACACTCGTCAAAGTGTCTGTGGTGTACAAAATATCTGCGCAGTCCGCGATCTATAAACTTATACAACCGCTTAATTCCCTCGTATAAAGCTATCGATGCGAATATTGTGATTATTACTATATAGATTATATTCATTCTTTCCCCTTTCTTCAAATGATTGTAATTCCTTCTATAAGAACAAATGAAACTATAACAAAGAGTTACAATAAGTCAAGTGGATTTTTTAGCACTCACAGGATTTTTTACTTACCTTTTAAACAGAATCTCTACATAAGTAATTATTTATACACAACTTCTTACTTACTAAAGACGTTTTTAACTCCAAAAGTTGTGGATGTAATAGCTATATATAATACGAGGGGGCGCACCCGCTTGGCATGGGTGGGTCTACCGGTTAATTTATGTTGATTTGTGTGTCATTATGGCTGTGTTTAGCTGTAATGGAATTCATGTTACGAGGTAGGCATTTAGTAAGTTATTGTTATTGTATGTAGTTAGATGGAATTCATGTAGTCTGCTTTATATCAAAAAACAAGACTATACTAAATGGATCAACACTCCAATAACCGTGCTTCCACGCCTGTGAAATGTCATTGTGTTAAGTTAATACTAGTGGCTCTATTATACATAATATATATTATACGACATTTATTCACCCTCGACAAAAGGTCTCTATTATACATAACGTCTATTTATAGGCTGTGTTAATCACACGTGTGGACTGCGTGTATATTGATAGGAATACAATCCCACCATCAAAATCCACTCTTATTTAGTACCTACATCTAAGTTAATAGTAATAGCTAAGAGACTGGTGCGCATTGCAAAACCCACATCATATAATCATTAAAACATAATCCACTATAATCTTGTTTTATATAAATAATTAAAATAAACCTTGCTTTTAACACTTACCTGTTTGTACCTTGTTTACCGATTATGATAATAAAATGATTATTTCAATAATAAACTAAAAAGGAAAATCCATGAATCAATCAATAGAATTAATCCTCCTCATAGATACTCTTAACATAATATTCAATGTAGTTATTGTTCTGTTAGTTGTTGTATTAATATTTAAGAGGTTTAAATGAATAATAAACTTAACAATCAATTAGCGCAAGTTTGTAATAATCTGTACTGTTTGCTTCGTCAAGCAAATCAATACTATGCAAACCTTTCTGCTTATACACCAACGATGTACGCTGTTTGTCGTGAATTAGAAGCTGAATACAATACATTGTTTAAGCTGGTCTATGGTAATGAATAAATTAAAAACATATTTTCCGCATACTGTTGGTGCTTTGCTGTTAGTCCTAGCGTTAAGTAGTAGTAATAGATTAACTAGTACACATTCAAGAGATCAATGCAGAGTAGGTAATTATGCGGATTTTGCGATTAGGTTACAAACTGCTACGGCGTTGGATCATTAATGAAGCGTGTAATTTATTTATTAATGCTGATACTTGCGCTTGCTATCTCATACGTGGCGCATCGTATAATCCACGACATAACATATTTAATTAATTAACATAAGGAAAAATCCATGACTAAAACACAATTCCGCAAACGATCTAAACAATTAAAAAGGTCTGTTGCTCAATTAATTGATGATAGAATTGAGAAAGCACTCCTTTCCGGCTGTCTTGATCTTGACGCTTACGAAGATAATTTTCTATTACCTAAAGCATTTATGTCAGCAGTTGGTAAAGAAATAGAGTTTCAGTTTAGCCCTTTATCAAAAGAAATGCGCACTGTTGCTCATAACATTAGCCATTTCTTATAATTAAAATGCGCCGGTTAATAATCATAGTAATCTTAATAATCCTGTTCAGCTACATGATAGTTAAGTCCGGCGCGTTCACTTATCAGGACAAGACTAACGATTACATTGAACAAATATTAAACGAGAGGTAAAATCATGAAACAAGTAAATATTGATAAATGCGAAATTGAAATTATCGAGTGTGATTGTGGCTACCACTTAGGCGTTGATATGACATTTATAGCACAAGTTGGACATTTTATAACAGATTGCCCAAGCTGTAAAACAATGATAGATACATTAGTTCTTGAACCTGATTATAAAAAGGGGAAGTAATATGCACAATAAAACTCACGAAATAATGAACACCATAAAAGGTACTGTTAATTCACTAAGCAAGAAACAGTTAGCCGGTATTCAGAAATCTATAAATAATAAACTTGAAGATGGATACTTTAAGATAACAAGCGTACACCGTGACGATTTAACCGAAAAAGGTTTTGACGTATCTAAGGTAGACGATGGAACGATGGAATCGCTTGCCGGTAAGTTGGCAAATGATTACTGCGAACAGCTATTCTGGCTAAGTTTGGAAATAATTGCAGAAGAATATTTTGAAATCCCAAAACTAAAGGCGTAATTATGAAATATCACATTGAAGTAGCAGAGGTTTACGGCAATGACAACACTTTCCGCCCGGAGCAAGAGATAACCGAAGGGAAGTCTTTTAGTAAGGTAGAGGCACAGCGCAAACGTGACCTAATGCAGAAATATACTAATTCACAAACCTATAAAATAAAAAGGGATAAACAACATGAATAAACCAAATTGCTACAAATGTAAATATAGAGGCACAATACCTGGCGATGCACACTCAAAATGTAATCACCCACAACCTAAAGACATTGGAGTTAAAGGACACCCGGGCGGCATTTCCGGTGGATGGTTTATGTTTCCACATAACTTTGATCCCACATGGCTGTTAGAGTGTGACGGATTTACAACCAAAGAGAATTAAATGAGAATTGACGAAGTACCGGAAGGAGTTAAAATTGTCTGCAATGGCGCGACCGCCGAAGTATTAAGCAAAGGCACGATGGGAACGAGAGTAAATGTCCTAACAGTTCCGGACGTTGGATCCGGCTTTCCGCTTGGTAAGCAAATATGGTCTAACGGATCAGTTGTAGAATTAGCACCAGACAAGCCAGGTATAGGCAAATCCGGTGTTTCTTCCGCAAAAGCTATCAAAGTACCACTAGCCCTTTTTTAAGGAAATATCGCATGAAAATACTATACGTTTTTGATTCACAAGATCATGAAGTTTTTAAAATGTCAGACTTACCGCCAAGTTTTGAAATACTCCGGGAAGGTAAAGGCAAAAAGCCGATCGTATTTAAACCGGCAGCAACACGGATGCAAGACCTTCAAGCCCGGCTCGATGAAGCGGAGAAACTATTGAAAGAAATACGCACCTATGCCGGATGGGATATAGTTAAAGATTCTATTCCTAACCCTGTGACACTTCGATTCATTGACGAATATTTCGATAGACAATAATGAAAGTACAGTGGATACACATAGTCTTAATAATCGGAATCGTGCTTATCTTTGTACTTGAAAAATATTATAATAAACCTAAAAACAGGAAATCAAAATGGATCAGATAAAATTAATGCTTGCAGGAATATTCTTAATAAACGCAATGACTTATATAAAAATAGCAACCAAAGACAGCCTTCCGCTTCTTAATAAGGTGATTGCGATTATTGGTTGTATTCTTTGTCTCCTTGCGCTTGTAGAATAGTAATGGATACACTAATACTAATAATGCACGGGATCGAAACAAAAGTACAGAAATCGCAAATTGTCGATATTGAAAACGGAAAGGCTTTGACCTCTACCGGGCGATGGTATAAGATAGTTTGCGACTGTTTAGAAATTAACGATTACGAAACCGTGCCGGATAGCGAAGCGCCGGGCGGCAACGGTTATATAGTTTGTGAAATTTGTAATAAGATCCACTATTTAAAAGATTTAAGACCGTAACGGTCAAACGTGGGTAGTACCGGTTCCTGGTGTAATGAGCCATCCTTCCGGTGCTACTCACGGAATTAAAAGGAAATAATATGATAGTATATAAAATAACAAACCGAATTAATGGAAAGGTATTTATTGGACATACAATATATTCATTACAAGTGCGCAAAAAACTACAAATAAGCGAAGCAACGAGAGATACAAGCGGGTTTTTATATGATGCGATTAACAGATATGGATCAAATAATTTTAGTTGGTTTATATTAGAATATTGTAATAAAAGGTCCGAATCTTTTATGTATAGAGAATTTTACATAAAAAAATATAATTCTATGAACAGAAAATATGGATATAATTGTCAAAGCGGAGGGCTGTATTTTTCGCTTGCAGAGGAAAGCAAAGAAAAATCAAAAGAATCTCATCTTAATTTACCGGAACACATTAAAAATAAAATAAAGGAGGCGGCGCGCAAATCTGCTACCGGTAGAGTAGATACACCGGAAACGCGCCAAAAAAGGATTGACTCTCACACAGGTAAAAGAGGTTTTCATCACACCGACACAACGAAACGTAAAATAGGCGATGCACATAGAGGCATACCACTTTCAGAAGAACACAAAAAGAAAATAGGTATTGCTAATAGTGGAGTTAATAATGCGAATTATGGCAAGCATCCATCTATTGAAACCATTAATAAGATTATAAAGTCGAAAACAGGAACAAAGGCAACCATACAAGCAAAAAAAAATATGAGTATCGCCAAAGCGGGTAAAAATCATCCAATGTTTGGTAAACGCGCATCAGATAAAGCAAGAAAAAATATGAGTATCGCACAAAAGAAAAGATATAGCGATCCCGAACAGAGAGAAAAAACAAGTATCGCGGCAAAAAATAGAAAAAAGGATAAGAAATGACCAGTACAAAAAATAAGTTAAGGGAAGATACTTTAGCACTTAGTAAATTGGAATACCAAGAGGAAGTCCGGGAAATGTTACGGCGCTTAGACGTACCGGAAGAAGAAATACTCACGATAGAGAAGGATGAAAATATTCCTATATTGATGAAAGCCAAAGAATTAGTTGAAAAACTCGGCACTACCGAATTATTTGAAAAAAACGAAAATCATACATATAAAGTATATGCTAAAATAACGGCGATTTCGCTTATGTCTGCCTCTGTTGGAATGATGGCCGATCTCGGTGTCGGAATGAGCGCAACGCCATACTACGCGGGAGTGGCCAGGTGGCTCGGAGTATCGAAAAGCACTTTGCGCCAGTGGTGGGCGAATCGAAACCTTATCATGCGTGAAAAAATTTCGCTCGGATCTGCTGCGGCTCAACGTATGATATTAAAACAACTTGAAATTGCCGAGTTTTATGCCGATGGCTTGAAAATAACCAAAAAACAAAGAGATAAATTGGCGGAAACGCCGCAAGGTGTTATTGCTATGCAGAAAATCGCACAGGGAGCGCTATTCCAAGCTAAATTTCTAGCCGACCAAAGCGGAGTAATCACGGAGGAAGATCAGATAAAATCAGTTCAAGAAGGTACCGGAAGTAAGCACGGCGTAACGGTTATGTTCCCGGTAGAAACAAAAGCACCGGTGAAAAAATATAAAAAAGAACAGGGGAAATTAGAGGATGGCCACGACATTACCGATCGAGGATAGAGAAAAAGTTAAAGAAATGCTCCGGTATCTTCGTGGTAAAAATCCGCGCGATGCTCTATTGTTCCAAACCGGTGTAAATACAATTCTTAGAATCGGCGACTTGCTAAGACTTACCGTGCGTCATGTCATGTATCCTGGTACTAATTATAAAATTAAGAAATACATCGATATTCGAGAACAAAAAACCGGCAAATACAACCGGATCATAATAACATCAACATTAGCACCGGTCTTGAGAGCATATATCACTCGGTATATCGGCAATAAACCTGATCATTATTTATTTTATCGTATAAGAAATAATAAAGATGTGAATGTTCCAATTACTAGAGATTGGAGCAGCAAAATCCTTTGCAGAGCTGCAAAAGAGTGTGGTATTGAAAATTTCAACACTCAATCGATGCGCAAAACTCACGCCTTGCATGTCTACGAAGCAACAGGCAAAGACGGATCGTTGGTACAGGCTATGCTAAATCATTCAAGTCCGGCAGTGACGTTACGGTATATCGGACGAACTCAAAAAATGATGGATGCAGCTAAAGAAATTATTAGCTTTTAAACCTCATTGCCCCATACGTCCCAGTTGTCAGGTTTTTGTCTTGCAAAAAGTTCTATCCTCTCTTGTTGAGGCATGTTGGCGGTTGCTCTTTCAATTAATTCTCTAAACTCTTGCGGTTTTTCGCTATGCCTTAGTGCTTTGCATTGAATAAAGTTTGATTCTTGCAATCGAAATGCTTTTACTTTTCCCTTTACGCCGAATAATAAATGCTCACATTGTCCACGAAACCAATATCCCATGCCTAACGACATAATTTTTCGCCATGTTATCATTGTTTTATATTGAAATCCCCACGCTAACATAACTTTAAAAGCATCAGGCAGCAAAGGAACCGTTCCCCACAAAAACAAGACACTATCTTTTGCAGATATTTCATTTACTGGCAAATCGCATATATCTTTAGTTGGCATAGTGTCATATTTTGCCGAAGATCCGCTGCTCATACTACCACCGGTATTCTTATTTTTATAACTCCACGCAGGATCAGCGTAAATAATGTTATATTGTTTATCTGGAAATGGTCTTATCATTTATATTCTATTCGTATAACAACACGCGGTTTTCTATCATACAGTTTTTGCACGATTACACTACATACCTGGCTATCGTCTTTCCAATAAATACCACGTCCGCCTAAACTATCCATAATGAATTTAAGTAAGTTGTCAAGATCAGGCCGTTTAGTGTGCCGGTTAGGTGCGCTATCTTTCAATCTGCCGGCGTTCTTGCCGGTGCCATAGTGACTGTTTGGTCTAGGCATACAAAACCATACAGTTAGTTTAATTTCACTTAAAATTGGAGATTTAGGCGCGTATTTCTGTACTGTTAATAGAAAATTGGTTTTTTCTACTTCGGATGGATCGTAGGTCCGGACAAACTTGCCGGCCTTTGTGTGGCGGTGTCGTTTTTGGTGTTGAGGATTGCCTAGTACCGTAAATTCTATTTTCAAAATTCACCACCTATCTATCGTGCCACTATTCACTATCTGCAAACTGGTCCCTCTCTTGATCGCCATCGCACGATTTACAAAATTCTTCACCTTCCTCAATTTCTTCCTCACAATCTTCACATAAATAAATAAATCCGGTATGCTCTTTACAGTCTGAACAAATATCGCTATGTATGATTGACGCAGCGCAACATTGACTAACTATCATGTTTATTCGCCGTCAAATATATAATAAAAAACAACCACTAGCGCAATGTACGCGATAACGTCAATGACTACGGTCTTTGTTGTTAAGTGGTGCATTGCTGCGTCCACTGTTGATAATATTGTCGCGCAAAAGTTCACGAATAGTACTGACACAGTTACAATCGCCATAACAAGTGATTTCGCATTTTCAGTTTGTAATAGTTTCATTGTTTCTCCTGTTTTATTAATAAAATATTTTGATAAAGCCAGGCGGCAATATGATTTAAAGGTTACTGGTTACTGATAACCTATTAAATTCCCCGAGATATTCCCGCCCGGTAAAGTTTTAACTCACACTGCCTGCAATTTTGTTTTTTACCAAGCCAACGTTTCAAAGAAGCCTGTCTAAGTTTTTCTTTAGTTTTTTCAGAAGGGTGTTTACCGTAGTTATGATTGTCTTTGCCCATCTGCCTTTTTCTTATTGCTTCGCCCCTTTTTCTTTTAGCTTCATCGGACATATTTAAATGGGCTTTTCGCATTCTTCCTCTAGTTTCTTTAGAAACCTCAACCCCATATCTTGGATTGTTTTTACCGCCTGTAGCCTCTTTCATTTTCTCTTTTGTTTCTTCAGACGCTCTATAATTAAGACCACCTGATTGTGAATTATATCCATTATTAAAAGAATCATAATAGGCAATATAATACTGCTCTCTCTCGTTCAAACTATCAATATCCGCACATATTTGAATAACTTCCCATTTGAAACCATCAACACCATATTTAAGCAGAGCATTGTGAAAATGATAATTCGACCCACCTTTGGCATCCCACAAATGTTGTGTTTTTCTATATTTTAAAGTACCAATAGTTTGTCCAATGTAAATTTTACCATTCTCTCGATTTGTTGCCTTGTATATTATCATAACACTTATTCTTAATGTTTATATTTTGCGGAAGTAAAACAGGCTATACTCTACCTAAGTTGTCGAACTATGATCTGACATTAGATTCTCTCTATTCATTATTCTTACTCTTTCTAACTTATATTTCGCTTCACTTCCGCAAATTTCCCCCGCTCTCATATTCTTCAATTTGTTTTTTTAAATATCTAATTACCTTTGCAGTGGCATAGTCATTAACCCACTTAATATCGTCAATAAATGTTAATATAACTTCTTCATTTCGATTTAAGTCATATAATATTCCATCAGCAGGCTGGTCTATTAAATTTTCTATTTTTAATATACTTGCTCCTTCGTGTGTTAATATAACCACATTCCCTTTCTCATATTCCGCAACTACTTTATCTCTATATTTAACAAACTTTGTTTTCATATCAGTAAGGAAGGCCTTGATCTTGCTCGGCTACTTGCTGCTTATCAAATTCCTCTAACAGATTAAGACATTCATTTTCGCTAACATCCGATAATTGTTCTAGTCCATCAGCTTTCCACGCCTTAACCATGTTATCCAATGTTTGTATAACCGGCAATCTATCTTCGGTCGCTAATAGTTTTGCACATTCTGTAATTAAGTCCTCATGGTAGTTTTTATATTTTGATTCGCTAGTTTGTGGCTCATTCTTAATTTGTTGTTTTAGCTTATCTAAATTAATTGTTAATTGCTTCGTATCGGTCCGGTCGTCCAAGTTGTCTAGCCATTTCCTTGACGTAATGTACATATCTGCCGCTAATTTTATTTTATTTTCCTCTATCCATTTATCAAATTCATTCCACTTTTTCTGTACGAAGATGTTTTTAAATTCCTTTTTCGGCTTTTCTTCAACTTTGATCTCTTTTGATGAATCTAGTTTTTTTTCTTCAATCTGCTTAACCGGTGCTGTGATTTGTTTTATGTTATGCGCCATGAGTTCTTCAAGATCCATCGCACAATCAACGCTAACTACCGGGAATACGTGCGGATTGCCGGCTACTGCTGATTTCTGCATTTCAACTCTCATGTAAAATGGTATTCCGGCCAAATGTCCGGTATTTTCTTTTACCATCAACATCGCTGATCTCACGCTAGACATAGAATAAACCGACTTAGATGAAAATTGCCAAATACCGGTTACGCCTATCCCTAAAACCATAAAAGACATCCTCATTGAAATAAAGCATTGTTGTTTTTGGCCTTCCGGCGGCTCGGCAAGATGGCAAGGACATCCATCCGGTTCCGCTACATCAACAAACCTACTAAAAGTTTCACCATTACCGGTGCATTTTATTCCGGATTGTCCGTACCATCGGTACATTTCATCAAGATTCAACTCAATGTCGTTATATGGAAATGCAATCTTTAAAATGTTAGGCGGCAGTTTTCTACCGGTTGGTTTATTGCTTTCGTCTAATTCTTTTCTGTGATATACTGCAATTACTTTTTCGGCATAATCGCTATTAATTATAAAGTGGTCCAGTCCTTTCGGATTATTTTTTTCGTCCTTCTCACCTATCTTAATTGTCCCTATTCTCGGTAATCGAATCATCCGGTTTTTTTGATTCATCAACATTTATAAACTCCTTGTCTAGTTTAATAATTTTTGGTAATTCTACTCTAGGTTTTGGCGGTGTCGGTGTGTTCGGATGCCTCCAATTCCACAATCCTACCGCGTGAGCCAGTGCATCATCTATATAACCGTACCGTAGCGCTTCGTATTTAGGTTGTCCTCTGCTAACTGACAATTTCAATACACTTATGGCCGGCCTTTTTCCATAGATCAATTCGTACAATCTACCATAGGCCGTTAGTTGTAATTCGTGAACATCATAGTTGCCGCCGGTTTTAATATCGATTAAAAATAATTGATCTCTAATCGTGCAAACTATATCAGCAGTTCCCGCGACTGGATAGTCCGGGTGCCACATCGATATTTCACTGGCAATAAATTTCGGCTTTACTTTATGGACCCAATTTCGAAACGCCATAACCATCAAAACTTCATCACGCGGCATCCCTTCGGTGTAAACCTCCATTCCGGCTTGTAATGCTTCCGAGTTTACATGAGTTCGCGTTCCTCTATCAGCAGCTTCTTTTATATAATTTTGCACCATTCGATAACCACCAAAATCCGCTAACCATTGTTCGTAATATTTATCTTTAGCAACAATACCAATTACATTCGTAGCAGACGGCTTCATTATACCTTCATGCTCGTAAAATCTACCTAGAGCCGTATTATGGCGATTCGCTATGATAGGTTCAATCATGGTCGGTTCCTTTCGTGCGGTGGTAGCGGGTCATGTCCTCGGTGGTTTAATTCTTTCATCCTTTCGTAAAACCGCCATTGACGATCAAGATAATCACTGCCAACCCACCGTCCATAAGTTGCTTTTTGTGACTGGAAATCCAAAGCTAGGACACAACGCGCTTTATATTTGCTAGTTCTTAAACACGGCCACATTGCCAATAAAAACGCTTCTGCCATTTTTGAAGCCGCCCTCCATCGCCAATAACCCTTACGCCTTCCCTGTGGTGGATGGTATTTTATAGAACCTCCCCACATTTTTTGAAATTCCAACGGAATAGACTGAACCGTATTTGCAAGATCAACAAGCAATGAACCCATATTTCTTTTTGTTGGTTTATTTATTCTAATACTTCCTTCACCTTCAAACATCCCCGCTTGATAATTCATATCTTCAATAACGCTCATTGTTTTTTCCTAAATGGTTTTGGATTTTTGCACGTAGACCAATGTGCTATATGACCGGCCGGCATACTAAATTCATCATCATCAACATACCTTACATCCCAATCCACCGGCATATTTTTACCTTTCTTTGTTTTCATCCAAATAATCGGCGCACTACAAGCCCGGCACTTCGATATATCAGGTAACATTAATTTTCGATTACTGTCGTTGGTGTATTGCGTTCTAAATATTCGTCTATCGCAGTTCGAATGATCGATACAATACTGTTCCCAGTCCGTGCTTTGATTTTTTCCAACCTTAACTCCACGCCTTTTGTAACGGGAACTAATATTTTTTTCATTTCATTTGGCATTGGTACCATCCTCAATTAAAAATCCACCTTCACCCGCACCGGAAACACGCTCAATCCAAACTTGATAGTCTTTCTCTACGGCTAATTCGTGGATCAGTTTAAGATTCTTTTCATCTAATAGAGATCCGTCCTCGATCCGTATAACACGTAATTTCGGATTCAAAGCCATGGCAATCGCTAACGATACCCTAATTTGCTCGGCCTTACTCGCCTGTTTAAGCGGAATATTGTTATAAACAACGCCGCCCTCACCGAAACTTAATCCCGGATACGGAAATTCTAAGGCAGCAATAGCATCTTTCTTCTGTTGATCGACCTCGTTGATTTTGTTGGTGTATTCATTGGCTTTGTCAGAATTAAGTACTATGTCCTTGCCGGATTCCGCCCATTTATCCCAATCGCCAACTTTCTGATTATGCTCGATGCCTTTTTCAATATCAGCTTTTAATTCATCGTATGGTTTGAGTTTTCCAAACTTTGGCCTCGCTTTTTCTAGCCACTCATTAATTTCGACTAGCTTGCCCTGCTTTCCGTCTAGTTTTTTATTAAGATCCTCTATTTCATCAACAAGCGTTTGCGCTCTAAAGGATTGTGTGTTGATATCTTGTCGCAACTTACTGGATGTTTCCATATCTTCTTGAATTTTCGATAAATCAATTTTTTCAAGTTTTTCCGGTTCGTCGCCTCTAGCTGCTGATAATGTTTTAACTGTTTGATTCGCGGTCGTTCTTTGATTGTATGCGTTTTCCCTAGCAGCATCTAGCGCGTCAATGTCAATTTCACCACCGGCTAATTTTAATAACATTTCCACCTGGTCCTTGCCCTTCATACCAATAAATTCGAGTGGATCGAAAGTCAATGCACCGATCAGTTGGTCTAGTAATTTTTGCGGACTTAAAAACTGTGCGCCTTCCGCACCTTCTACTTTTAATGTCGTTTTGGTTTTCCCGTCCTTTTCGACGAATGTGCGCGTTATAAGATACTTGTTTAGATCAAGCGTTATGATGGCTTTTTCCTCGCCTTCATGTACCGGTTTTGGAATTTCAGAAAAACGCGGATTAGATAAAGCCACCCAAATAGCATTTAGCACAGAAGTTTTGCCCTCGCCGTTGTGACCGGTGATATATATAACATTACCATCCGGCGTAATATTTACTACGCTAATTCTTAAAAAGTTTTCTATTGTTAATTGTTTGATGTGCATTGAATCTTCTTGCATTAGATTGCCCCTTTTTAAATTATTAATATATCGCTCGTATAACGAAAACATATTAAAACAATATATTTTTAATGTCAAGTAATATTATCTAAGTAAAAAAGCCCTGCCACACAGGGGAGATGCAGCAGGGCAACCATCCGGAACTTAAAAACCGGACAGCTATAACTTTATTCGTTTTATTCCGAATCTTTCTCTATAAGTATTAATACCAACTCCTGAAAGTGCCAACGGAGCAATTATTGGTAATAGTTTAGGCTCAGATTTAAAAGTATCAACAATATCTTGAAACGCGAAAGGCGTAATAGCCCTTCTAATTGTTCCTAGCGGTGTTGTTTCTTCACCTACTGAGGTTTTGCCTGTTATAAATTCAAAAGTCATTGTGACAGGCGGTGATTGTTTATATCTTTCAAACCTTTCTACGGCAGAACGGAAATCGCGATCACCCTCAAAATCAAATCCTCTCGTTTGTAGTGCTGTAAGCCCTGCCAACGCTAACACTCTCGTAGACTGTAAGTGCCCACCAAATATGTCAGTTCTTGTATCGCCTTGTTTTATTTTTAACCAATCAGGGCTTGTGGGGTCAGTTCCTACGTCCAGTCCCGCCATATCAGCCATAAACAATACAGTTCCTACTAAACCAAGATATGAGGCAATGCTTTTAGCCATTTCTTTTCTAACGCTTGGATGCTTTAAATTTGAAGGTCTTAATACTTCAAAGGGAAGCTGTACCCTTGAAACCGAAAATCTAGGTGAGAACATTACTATCGACAATTCGTTGGCTACACTATTAAACGCTCCTAAATCTCCACGCCCTGACATAATATTAACTAATCTTGCCCATGTTTTTAATTCTAGGTTTGTAGCGTTAGGATAGTTTTTTAAAAACTGGTCAAAGGCAGCCACTCTCATAAAATTAAGATGAGTTACTGCATGGCGATTGCTTGCTTTAGCCAATTTTCCATATACGGGAATCCTTTCGGCTAAACTAGAGGAGAAAAACTCTTCTCTTGTATTTAGAGGTTTGTCAATAGCCGATAAGAATAATCCTGCCTGTTCTCTGGTTGGTTGATTAGGATGTTTTCTTATCCATACGTCAATCTGGTCTGCTTTGTTCTGACTGAAAAACGACTGAATCGAGCTTGGTAAGAATTTTACTGTTTGTATCGGATGTCTTGCAGATAAAGGCAATCCCTGTCGTGCAATCATTGATACGTCAGCCATAGACATTAAGGTTCGTGGCAAAGTTACCCATTCCATAGCTTTTTGTCCTATGGTAAGAGGCGTCATGGCATGAATACGTTCTCTAACTTCTCTCCTTAACTGAGTAAGTTCTACCTGTGTGTCTATTAAGTCAGCGTTTTTAATCACTGTTCGAGTTTTGACAGGAACTTTAAAATCACCCGTTCTAAGTTGATGTTCTAAATCTGTTATTTTGTCTTTGGTTGTTAATAAACGTCGAAGTTCTGATAATTCCTGTTTAGCGCGAGCAATGCTTGGATCAACTGTCTTAGGTTTAGGTTTGACTCTCTCCGCCCTCTGTCCTGACGCTAACAATGCTTTTGCATTATCAATTCTAAGTAGTATATCATTAAGTTTTGCATCATCTTTAACAGTCTTATTTGCATTATCTTTTAATGCGTTAAGTTGTTTCTGTAAATCTACAATTTTCTTAGGTGCAAGTTTGCGTTTCTTAATATCATCAAATACACCCTTATAGGCATCCTCAATCTGACCCATTAATTTTGCTTCTTTTCTAAGATCCGCAAGTTCTTGTTTAGCAGTCTTTTCTACAATCCTTTTGGTTTTCTTGATTCTTCCACCAATCGAATCATAAACATCTTTCTTAGACAAATCAGGAACTTTAGTTTGTATCTTTTCGACAATAGCATCTAAATCTTTTATTCCTGATTCAAAATAATTCTTTGCTAATTTACCGACAATAGCTGCTGATTCATAAGTTAGCCCTATCACATCGTTCAATCTATATCCAATCTTATTAAGGTCATTAAATAAATCGGCACGTTCTCTTTTAAGAGAAGTCTGTGTTCTTTTGCGTGGTATTCTCTTGGCTGTTCTTGCAAATTCAGCCTTAGCGTCTCTCTTAGAAAGGATTTCCTGTAACGCTTCAATTTCTTTTGTAAGTTTGGCTTCCTTTTTACTCATTGCTTCAATTTTTCTGCCAAGTTTACCTAATGTGTTAGATTCTATTTCAGTCAGTCTTTCGCCCTTAGCAACTTTCGCTCTTTGTAAAATACTGGCAACTTTATATAATTCACCTTCTTTTTCAAGAGCAATCCGGTGGAATTGCAACGCCTGCCCTGCTTTCCTGCTATGAAAACGTATTGCCTCTGTTATCTTGTCTAATTCAACTAAAGCGTTACTTTGAACGTCGGTGTGTCGTGATTTCTCCACTTTATTGCCACTGTCGATTGCTCTCGATATTTCTTTTTGAGAACTATCTATTAAATTTTCAATTCTTTCTTTCTCTAATCCTAAAGTAAGCACTTCTTCGTTTGTTAATACTCTTGGTTTTTTTCGTACCGATTCAGCAATCGCTACAGCATCAGTACGCTTCTCGGCACCTTTCAATACATCTGCCCATTTTTGCGCTTCTTCTTTAGGTAATTTAGACAACCCTGCTTTTATACGGCTTTTTTCTATTTCTGCTACTGTGATAACTTGACTAGGTTCGCCTTTCTTGCCCTCTACCTTTGGCTCTACGGGCGTTTCTTCCTTTTTAGGTACAATCGTAGGTTTCTCGGCTATTTCAATAGGTTTCTCAATTTTCGGTTTAACAGCTTCTTCTCCTTTGACGGGTTGTACTATTGGCTCAACAATTTCTTCAGCTTTGGCACTAACTTCTTCAATTTCTTCTTTTTTCGTCGGTTCTGTAACAATAGGTTTAGGTTTAATTGCCAATTCTGCATCTTTTAATCCCTCATTTATCTTGCGGGTTAAGTCTATCTCTGTCTGTTTTGTTGGTTCAACTATTGGTTCTTTAGGTGTAACCTTACTTTCTTCTGGGATTGTTTTTAGTCTTTCGGCTTCGGCTTTTTCAATAGCTTCTGTTGCGCGTCGTTTGCCTGTTACAGATACATCTTCCGGAAATTCTTTAAACGGTTTGCCTAAATCTTTCTGTGCTTCTTTAACAACGTCTTTTGCAAGACTTTCTGACAAGGTTTTTGCTGCTTCTGGTTTCATCTTTCCTATCTTTGCTTTAAACGCTGCGCCTAGTCCTAATAAGGGTACAGTATGAAACAAAGGTGTTCGTTGGATTTCTGCTCTTGCTTCTTCGGATTCTTTAGCGTCATAGGCAGGGTGTGTCGTTAATCGAGTGGCTACTATCCAATCATTTATAATACTTAAAAAGAACTCTGCAATACCTTTTGTTGTTTTAACAGGGTCGTCAAGCATACTTGTCGCTATAACTGGAGCCATAATAGCAAATAACGCACCTTCTTTGCCAAGCCGTTTTCCTAGAGGTTCTTCTCTTTTAGGATCGAGTGCTTCAAGTAGTGGTTCCCATGCGTCAATAAAAGCATCATTGCTTTCTTTTTGAAGGTTCTCTCCATATTCAGGTAATGCTTTTGACAATGCCTCTGGTATGTCAGTAAAAGTTTCAAGTCTTACATTTGCTATTACTCTTCTAAGTGTTTCTTTTGAAGCTTCCTTGACCTGTAATCCAAAATCAGCTTGTGGATCAATTTGGTATGGTTTTATCGGTTCTTCTTTTTGAACACCCCGTTCTATGGGTTGTTCTGTCAGAGGGGTTGCTGCTTCTATGCTTGGAACTGTTTCATCAGGTGTCACTTGTTGCTTTATGGTATCATATATCTTAGCAGTTTCAGGAGTAAGTATTTCTCTAATCGGATCAACTTCTTTTTGTTGTTCTATTGGTTGTGCGGGGTCGCGGTGTTCAGTAGGTAGTTCAAGCATTGACTGATTAACTATTGTTGAATATTCCTCAAAAGTACCTAAATCAAAATCAACAGAAAGGGAATCATAAAGGGTTTTCTGTTTTACAGGGTCAGACATTGATTGTAAAAACTGCCTTCTGTCTCCTACCTCCCAACGCTCAGAACTTGCCTTATACAAGTTTTCCATTTGTTGTGTTAATTGGTTAGGCATTAAAATCCTTCTAATCTTGGCTTAGAAATGTCTGGTACATAACGTTCATTACGTGCCATAGCATCAATTCTTTTCATCATGTCCAATGTCCATGAAGATAGTTCCTTAGAGGTTACTCCTGTCATGCCTCTAATCTTTTCCTCCCATTCGGCAAATTCATCGTCGCTAATATTAGTTCCTAGTTTGGCGAGGAAAATTTTTAAATCAGTTTGTTCTTTTTGATTGTCCGTATCAACAAAAGCTGCAAACTCTCTTATTTGCCTTTGTAATCCTTGCGCTACGTGAGGTTCTAATGGTTTTTCTCCCAAAGCGTCAATCGTTTCTAGTATTGCCTCCCCTCTCTTTTTATAGTCTCTGCCAAACCTTCTTGTTTCTAGTTTCTCACCAACTGTTGTTTTTTCAGGTCGATGTGTAACGTAGAATTGACCAAAAAATTCTTTGAACGAATTTCTATCAATAACTATATCTCTTTTTAAAATTTTTGCATCGCGTATTTCTTTGTTTGCTTTGTGTGTGCGGGCAATTTCAGCTATATTATCGTTCTCAATCCGCCTAACCACATTCCCCGCTGCTGTAATTTGCGCAGTAGTTCCACCGCCTACAATAACATCTGTAACGTTCTTCCCCGCTGCCTTTAAATTGTCTGTTGTGCCTATAATTGCAGTCCTTCTTTCAATAGGAACGTCATGGATAAGATCAGGGAATGTGGATTCTATTTTGGATATTGCTGTCCTTCTGTCTTTTGGTAACATAAGATGTTTAATTTTATCATATTCTACATAAGCCTGTTTTGGATCTGGAAGCCTTTCAAGTGTTTCTGTAAGTTGTCTTAATGTCTCAACGGAATCTCCCTCAATTCTTTTAGCTTCTTCCTCTCCTGTTATTTTTATATCTTTAGCTTCCTGTGCTCCAATGCTTTTTAGATATTTATTATAAGCATCCGGATCTGTATAGTCGGCAGTCTCGATCATGTCTTGATATTGTTCCGGTGTAGTGTCTTGCGGTATCGTCAAATCGGCTTTTGCTGACTCGTAAGATGCTGTGAAGGCATTAGCCGCTTCTTTGGCATCTTTGGCGGCATCTAATTTTAATTTAGTATCTGCAATATGTTTTTTTACTAAGGTATTTGACAAATCAATCCCCGCTTTTGCAGTAGTGGCAAACAGCCGCTTAGTGAAGTCTTTCTTGGCTGTTTGATATCTTTGTAATGCTTGCTCCTCTTGCACTCCAATTTTCAATAATTGTTCACCGGTCTGCTCGTTCACTCGTTCCTGTGCAACACTGGCTTTTTCAGATGCTATTCCAATAGCTTCTAGTGCTTGACGGTTAATTCCCATTCGCATTTGTGCCTCAACGCCACCGCCCGGTTTACGTTGTGATACAAATTGTCCTACCTGGCGTTGCCCTCGTTGTGTTTGCTGTCCGATTTGTCTTAACGCCGGACGCATACGTTGATGAAAAACTGTACTTTCTGCCGTTTTGCTCTTTAAATGCGCTAAATACCGGTTGTACATACTGCCTGTCGGTACGTAATCCGATTTCTTAGGTTTGTTTAAAAATTGCGATCCAACTTGCCAGGCAGCGCTAAGATACGGAAGCGCTGATGAGAGTGCTGATAGTATCGGCATTATCTTTCTCCCCTTAGTTTAATATCAAAAGATAATCCGTTGATAACTGTTGCATTAAATATTGTTATTGACATTTTTCTGCCTCTTTGATTTTTCAAAGCTAATCCTCTAAATTTATTCGGTGCCACGCTGAATTTTATGTCTTTTAGTTCAACATCGCTGCCATCAACTTCTCTAAATACTGTCGTTTCTACATCAACATCGGAACCCTCAAAATCAACTATCCATCGTTGGAATACGCCCTCTCGTATATAAAATTCCTTAGTTGTTATGTACGCTTCGATTGTCGTGTCAATGGTTCCTGGATATTTCTGTATTTCCTTGTCGCTATCTAGCCATAAGTTATAATTTTGATCTAAAGAACCACCGGAAAGTATTACCGGAACATCAGATATATCAATTCCTAAGAATTTCATCCACTTATCGTGATCTATTTGATATACGAACGAATCGATTGCGGCAAATTCCATGCCCCATATTTGTTCAAATCCATCATTAGTTACGGTTTGTGCATTGTTACATATTACAAGTCCACCACCTAGCGCTGCGGCGTGTGCGGCAACTAAAGTTCCTCCACCAAAGAATACTGTTTTGGTTTCTTCATATAACTGCATGGCAGTATCGCCACCCGCACCAAATACCGCCGTACCATAATCACTATTGGCTTTGTCGGTATAGAACAAATAAAATCCGGATGCACCTCTATTGGCTAGTCCGATAAATGGATACGCGGCTTGGTGTAGTCCGGCGTAAGTGTTCGTGCTGCCTAAAGTTAATTCAATCCCGTCTATCAACGCCGGTTTTAATTTTATATCATTGACGTCACCATACGCCATAAATAATCTTTGTTCGTGTGGTGCGTTTAGTGCTAGAGTTTGATAGGTGCCTCCTAAACTTTTTGCTGCGCCAAACGTAAGTGTGCCGTTGGCGAAAGATGCAATTTGAACATAACTTGCAGAGCCAATCTGCCTATACAATAAAGCTATTTTATTAGTTTCAACTTGTTCCGTGTGAAGTGGCTCTACAACATGAGTGTTAATTCTTACAACTTCATCGCCGACTGTAATTGTGGTTCCGCTTATTGTGCAAATTCTATAATGTAATCCAAATGAAGCATTGTCCGTGCCATAAAACACAACAAAAGTGGAACTATTTAATTTTTCTATTCTAAATGTCGTCGCATTTCCGGTAATTGCCGGTATGACTGCCGCAGTTCCTAAAACAATAGTATCACCGGATATTGTACCAACATAAATGCTATAATCGCCGGCGTTAGGTAGAGTTGAATCGTCTACGCCACAAACTACCTGGCTGTCGCTCATTCTACAAACCGATGGCTCACTTCTGCCTCCGGCACCGCCCACCGGTTTCATTGATACTTGTGTGCCGTGTGTAATTGATTTTGCTGTGCGATTAATTGTGGCAACTCCAATCCAAGAATCCCTGTTTGTTCCACTATTTGATTTCCAACCTACTGTAATCGTGTGTGTTGAGTTTAAGTATCTTATTTGCGCCTCGTCACTAACACCACTTTCCGGATTGACTGCATAATCTACCGGTGTTCCAAAGGTTGCTTTAAATACACTTCCGCTACTTTCTTGTCGGTGTAAAATATATTGGTTCCTGATCGAACAGAAAAATCCAATATATTCATAATCACCGGCATCCGGTAGTGTTATAATCTTGTCGCTAATCAATTTTAGTCCGTCTTTATTCCACTTCCACGCACCTTTTTCGCTTAATCCGTATAATGTATCTTTCGCCAATACAAGTGTTTTCGATGCCATAAGTCCTAAATCAACAAATTCTTGAATAAGATTATCGGTTTCAGCCCTCCATTGTCCAGTTTCAACATCTGCCTTTAATAAAAATCGATTAATTGTGTTTCGTGTAAACAATAAAAATGAATTGTCATATTTGAACTGCAAGAATGACGGTGCCGGAATAACTCTGACAATCGGTTCTGTTAGATCCTTATAGTTTAGGTCAGGTACTGCAATTCCGTTATATCCTGTCCATCTAAAACGATGTGAATATTCTTTATAGTTCGGTGATTCCGTGTCGCCAAAGGAAATATTCTGATTCTTTTCAAAATTTCCTATGTGAGTTGTTACTCCGGCAAATATGAGTTCTTCTTTTAAATTAACTTCATCATTCTCAAACACGACTTCCCCGACAAGAAAGATATCTCGTATCGCTGACTCGCTTAAATCTACGGTTTCATTGAAACTTGTAGTTAAAGAACCTCCAATAAAAAAATTCCAATCTTCGCTTAAATTAACTTCATCCTCTAAATATTGAGTAAGTCCGTCAGTTACTCCCCCTGCTATCTCGGTTTGAAAATTGTCTTTTAGATTTACATTTTCATCAAACGAGAAAGACAATCCGGCTACCGGTGGTACTTCCTGTAGCCAATCATCCTTTAGGTGGACAGTCTCTTTGAAATTTACAGTTGCCATAATTTATCTTAATAATGAGTGATAGTCCATTCGATTGTCATTGTTTCGCCAGTATCAACTGCCTGTGAAACCCATCCCGCCGGTACTGCCCATTTACCATAAGCATCGCCTACGCTTGTAAAATCAGTTGCCGCGTTTTCCCACTTTTGACCTATCATAATATCGGCGGCATTGGCAAAAGTTAGCAAAGCACCCGCATTAAGAAATGTTCCGGTAAATTTTATTACTCCTGACGAAACTACGGTAGCCGCCATAATCATCGAATACCACAATCCTCCCGCATTTTCTTTAATAGCGATTCCATCTTCATCTTCGGCGGGTGGATTGGCGGATGCGGTAAACATAGCATTCATACCGTAATCTGTTACCGCTTGTAGTGCATCTACAATTATATCTGCGTAATCGCCTTGTATTGCGTTATGGTCATCAAAAGTTAATCTTTTTACACCGTATATGTCGGTAATAAAAACTCTTACACGACCTTTTATCCCTGCTTGTTCTTTATTCATAATATTATTCCTGTTTAATGTACGGTAAAGGTAATAGTCCAAACGATTGTAAGTGCCTCACCGGCGGGTACGTCTTGTGAGAAAGCGGAGTTTGCGGCTACTATAAATTCATAAAAAGAATATGCGTTAAATGGTGTGCCGGAAATTAGTATCGCATCCTTGCCTAACTGCGGTACTTTTATCCTAATAGTTGCACCGGTATTGTTTGTATATATGCCTGTCCACCGCGCTTGAATTGATGATGGTTGAGAAGCGGTAGTTATAAACGACCTAAATCCTATTACTATATCGCCGGTTGTGTAAGCCATCGCCATTATTCCGGCACCGTGCAAAGGACTTACCGGCTCCAAATCATCGGTAAATAAAGGTAGTAACGAAATGTCATAGCCGGTGTTTAATGCCTTTGATAGTGCAAGATGTAATGTCGGACTAATCGTGTTTTCGCCCTCATAAACCTTTCTTTTTTTACCATTTTTATCGGTTAAATACGCTTTCATAAATCCCGTAATAGATTTTCTTGTATTTTCCATTTTGTTTCCTATTCTTTTAGTTTTAATCCTAATTGTGTTTCAAATGATGGCATAAAACTCGCAATATTATATACTGCTGTCTTATCCTCTAAATTGTTTGCATTGTAGAATTTGTTAATTGTTAATTGAAATTGGCATATCCTTAACTCTAAATCTAGTGGCAAGTTGTCCGATGCGTAGTCATTAAATCCAATCGAGATACTGCCTATTTCTTGGAATAATTCATCTTCCATTTCGTCAGGATGTATCCAACTATCCCAATCCAATGTTTGTGCGCTAAAACTGCCTGTATTTAAGTTGCCTACAAATATTGATACATTTTCATCTTTGCTCATTGATGCGCATACAAACACATTCCCAGTAGTAATATCGTCTATTGTGATACCATCAAAGATAATATATGGTGGATTGTCCGAAATTTGTGATCCCTTCCCAATGTCGCTAGAGAACTGTAACGCCCAATGCCAACCTTGAACAAGACCTCCTTCTCTTACTGTTAGATATAGACCTTTAGGTTCAGATTCACCCTCAAATAAAAATATAACTCTACCTCTACAAGCATCTAAGTTGGTATAGGCAATTCTACCCCACATTGTAAATCTTTCCGGTATTGTTTCAAATGACAATTCATCATACTTTATTTGAGAAAAGTCATCGCCGTCAGCATCGCCTTTAAGTAAATAGCTTCCTGTACCAATATCACTTTTTGCTAGTAATTGTTTGGTTCCAAGTTCGCTAAAACTCCCCTCTGTGCCAAGAGCCTCCCCATTATTGTTATCATCTGCAAGATTAATAACCTCGCCATTGCTCTTTAAAAAGTCTAGTGGCGAACATATTATCGTTTTATTTGATTTTACTCTCTCGCTAGTAAACATATCAGGAACGCCATCAAAGCTATCAAAAGAACTAAATCGGCCATATTCATAGGATTGGCGTTCTACATCCGTAACCCCCAACTCTGTGCCGGTAGGTGTGTTAAAACATAAATATATTGTTTTTAATTGACCGGCGATGATTAGTGGTATTGATACCCAAATATCAATATATGTTCCACCGTCATACTTAAAATAATTTACTCTTATTGGTGTAGTTAAATCTTCATCATAAATTCTAAGTAAGTGCGGTTTATCTATAAAATTACCGGCAATAGATTTATAATATGTTAAGTCCAAATCGTCAATAAAATCAACTTGTGCCTCGTTAGCATCTAGCGTTCCTACGTTATCGGCATCATACAGCCTAATTCCTACAATCGCATCAACAAAATTCTTATTATTGACATTATTAATCAAAATCGGACAATATTTTTCAAAATTAAACGGAAATCTAATCTTCTCTCGTATGTTGGCAAATCCAACTATTCCGGATGTTTCGGCGGCGTGTTTGGCGAATGGTGCAATATCGTTCTCGTAGCTTAACAATAAACTTTCATCTTGTGGAACCGTAATAAGATAACCATTCCCAGTATCTCCAGTATTATTCTCTTTATCAACAATCTCAAATCTTTGTGAGAAATAAAACGGTTCAGCCGCTTCGCCCTCACTATATCGAATAACTCTGAAATACACATTAAAATATTTTAGTTCTTCCGTAAGATCGCCGGTAAGTACTGGTACACTTAAATTGGTAATTTGAAAATTATCGATCCATCGGATATCATTTTTATCGGTAAGGTCTTTTTTAAAGAACTGCATCATCCGAGTATCGGAAATTGGTGACGGATTGCTTTCGTCACCATCTTTAGTAATTACCGTATAAACACATTGAACTAAACCGCAGTCGTCTAAATGAACATCATCAACATCCTCCTCAAATTCGCTACTGTCATACTCCACGACCGGCTCCATTGTTGCTTTGTTGGTCGGTGATTTTATTGAAAATAGTCCGGTGATAAGTTCACCGTCTGCATCTATCTTAACATAGTGCGGAAAATTTGTGGTTTCATTAAAGGTGTCGGTAATGATCATCTTATCGTCACCAACGAAAAACTCCAAATAAGTATCGGATGTATATGTTATTCCTGTGATATCAACTTGTGTGGCTGTCCAAGAGTTAGAGGTGTTCTCATAACACAAATATAGCTTATAGTCAGTTCCGGCCAATCCAAACACCAACATAACAAATTCACCGTCCATAATCCGCGTACCGGTGCCGTCTACAATTCTCTTAACCGGGTATAGCGGTGGTGATATTTGTAGAATTGAACTAGAAAATATCGCATCAAGTACGGTTTTTAAACTATCGCCGCTAACGTGATCGCCGTATTCCTCCGGCTCTTTGCGTAAAGTTAATTTGTCGTCGCCAAGAATTTCATAGTTTTGGCTAGCCTGTAACTGGCTGTCTCTAAGAGTTTCAGCGTTGGCTAGTTCATTAACCCCACCATCAAGTGCGTCTATTTTAACTATTGGCATTAGTAGCGGTTGCTCGGTTTCTGATATTTATACTCTTTATCATAACTAATCGAATTTACGTCCCTGTTAATTTCTAGTACATTCAAATCGTTTAACGCTTGAAAATAAAACTTCTGCATCTTATCGCGCAATTCCATATTACCGGCGTGTTTAGGCCTTGACAACATGAAATATAGGATCCCTTGTTCCATCAAAACTTCATATTGCTGTGGAATATCAACTACGGTCAGTAATGTCGCGGTTGTTAATTCGGTAATATCCGCTAAAATCTTAACCTTAATGGTCCCATCTTCGCTTCCAAATATAGCGCCAGTCAGTTTAACTACGGATCTGCCAATTTTAGTATAAAACGCTTCGCCACTATTGGTAGAAGCAAATACCGTGTCATGGTCTTTTCTGGTCAGTGCAACATCGTTCACAAACACATCGATTAATTGATTAACTCCGACTTTTAGTACTACCTCTTTCTTTACATTGTCCCATGAATAGCCGGTAAGCACCGTAAACCCTTCAAGCGTGCCTTCTATTGCCACATCGTTCACAATGACCTCTGTGACTATAATCTGATCGTTTGTGGCAGCATCGTTGCCTATACTAGCGATGGTCATTTCAGTTACGTTCAGCACATCCGTACCGTAAAACCATAATTTTTGACCGGCTGCGAATCCATAATCAACTTCAAAATCACCTAAGTTGTCAAGATTGATTGTTTTACCGGCGGCGGCAAAAGTAAGTGTAAGCACTTCGCTATCGGTTTCTTGAATTACCGGCGTTTCGGTTGTTTCAATTCCCGGTATTTTAGAATTGATCTCACGAATTACCTTATTTACGTCTTGAAATAACTCATTTAATTCTTTAAATGTCGGTACATCGCGTATGATTCTGTTTTGTAATCCTTCTAGCGTCATGCTCATAATTGCACCTCGTCTCTTAATGTTTTAGCTGCCATCCTTATAGATTCGCGCGTAAAAGTGTATGATAATTGAAAATTAGCTGCTGCTTGTAAGTCCGTAGCGTCCGTCCAAGCGTTATCATCAATGTCCTCTATGTACTTCATCGTTAGAATGTCAGTACCTAATACAAATAATGGATAATCGCCTGCTGTAATTTCTTTTAAGGATACATCGTCAATCGTAAAAGTTCCCTCTGTGTCGGTTCCGGAAACAATGCTGATCACAAAATCAGTAGGCGCTGCGGCAGATTTAAAATAAACTGTGTGAGTGCCGGGAGTTAGGTCTAAATCAACGGCCGTTAAAGCAAAAGCTGTTGTAATTATTGCGGCACCGTCACCATCAAAAGCGGTAGTTTCTGCTATGGTGTATGTAAACTTATAAAATTTGTCTGCAACGCCGGCGATAACTAGGCTCGCCTGTAACTGCGTTAATGTTGAGGTTTGATTGGCTGACCAAGTAAAAGCAGCATTCCCTCCGGTGTCGTCAAGATCGTTAGTAACAGCCCACTCTGCATGAGTAGCAAAATCAACTTCATCCAAACTTTCCCCTGCTAACGTGATTTCATCTTTAGTATATGCTTTTAATATATTCCCTTCGCGATATATAAATAAATCATTTATCGTTGGTTGTAAGGTTTCTATTGATGATATCTTATTGAGTTCAGACGTTTCTTGAAAGTTTATGATAACCTTCTTGTCGGTGCCGGGCGGTAAATACAAATCCAATATTTCAAACACTTTCAATGAATTAATATCTTCCGAACCGCCTGCAAACTTCATATTCGCCTTAGTCTTAATAAATCCGGGTATGTCGTTTTCATTGTAATTCCCCTCGCTAATCTGTTTAGCAATAGAACGTAAAAAGTGGTCTTTTGCACGTTCCTTATATGTGTCTAGTCCCGGATCCGCGACCTGGCTGCAAATATCGGTTAATACTTCTAAATAAGTCATTAATTATTCCTTCAATCCCCTTACGTTACTTTAGCCTTTATTGCTGCAATTCTGATCTCTTTGGATATAATCCTTTCAATCAATATCATTTTTTTAGCATGTAATTCCGTAAACGAAAAACCTAACTTTCCACCTATTCTTTTTACTTCGCCGTATTTTAATTTTGCTAATTCATGGTGGCGTTCGGATTTGTTTACAGCAAATTTTTCTTCCCACCTTGACAAATGCGGGTATTTTCTCAACAGTAGTCTTGCTTCCGCGTCCGGTAAGTTCAGCGGCTTGTCATATTTAAAAAGATAGTTTTTCCGCCCTGTTAATGAATGTGGATATAATTTTTTATATTCCGCCCTCGTTAAAAACAACGAAGTTGGTGCGGATGGTGTCGCGTTTTTGTCTATTAATAACATTTTATTCCCCTTATTTGTTAAGTAATTCATCCAATTTCCCCATGATGTTGTCATATTGAACTTGTTGTATGGCGATTGACTTGTCATGTTCGGTGATTAACGTATCGTGGTTGTTTATTTTTATGTCGTGGTCGTTCACGTCGTCCTCCAAATTGTCAACTTTGTTTTGCAGTTGTAATTCCGTTAGCGGATCGCCTTTGGTTTCGTCAATGTGTGCAACAACAATACTACGCGTGGTTTGTCCGTAAACAGTATTCGCTTTTACATTGGTTTTCATTAACATCCAAGAACTCCCGGCAGTAAAGATAAATACTATTATTATCCATATAAACTGATTGTTCCTTTGTTGAAAATGTTGTCCTACTTTAGTTTCCTTGAAAGTCATAATTATATTCCTTACTTCTTTTTTGTGTGAATCCTTGATTATTTCGTCATATTTTGACATTATACTATTTCAAAATGTGCTAAATCTAAAAATATTTCGTCATTCATGTCGTTGTCGCTATCAAAGTCTCCACCCCATCTGATTGTAACTCCAAGAACTAATGCAACGCCTTTAATATACCCCGCCATCAATATAAACTGTTCTATATCTGCTTCCCATCCGCCATCGTCCGGAATTGCGTCAAACGCTTTAGATGGTGTCAAGTTATGCTTGCCATCTGGAAATTTCTTAGTTGAAAAACCGTTTTCATACGCTTCGTTTTGATCTTGTTCGTTGCGGTGTCCACAAACAACTGTAAATCCAAATCCCTCAATCGCGGCGTAAGCTACCCTCTGTAAATTTTCATCACATTCGAGTAGATTACGCTTAGACTGTGTACCAAATTGATACATTTACACATACGTTCCTTTGCCGTTATGACCCGGATTAGCGTCCACAACTCCATAAATTCCCCACATCGCGCCAAGTGCTTGTAAAACTACAAGAACGGATCTAGCAATTTCATTCGCATTTGCAGCATCAAACTGTTGTAACGCAAAAGTAATTACTACAATTAGCGCACCTTGAACTCTTTTTCTTAGAAATGATCGTAAGAACTTTTTCATTTTAAACCCCTTCTTTTTTGTTTTCTAAATATTCAACTTGTTCAGTATTGTAATTAGGTATCAATAAATGATCGCCTAATAATTGATAGTAATTTGAAGAATGTATACCACGCATCGCTTGATCTTGTGGTGTCATTTCGGAAATGTTCTCAATTTTAACACCCGTGCTTTTTCGATCCGCATACGACGTAAAACCTGAACATACAACTTTGCTTATCATTTCTTTGTTTCTGAATATCTTTTTAAGCGCCTTGCCCCACCACGCCTTGTGAAAAGGCAAAAATTTCAATCCTTTCATTAACCAATTAATGTGTTTATCGTCAATTCCCACTCCTAAAAGGTGCCAATAATCATACGGTACGCCTTCCATTTTATCACAAACTTTTTTAAATTCTTCATCGTTAAATCGTGAGCGAGCCTCTCCCGACAACGGACCCCAGTAAACATTCGTACCTTCATAAAAATCGGTAATAATCTCAATCGGTGTGTATAATATTGCATATCTTGTACGTTGTTTCCATTTTCCAAACCATCCTTTGATTAGAGCAATGTATTTATATGTTCCAATCGCGTGTAATGTTGGTACGCCGTCTTTTTCTATCCAAATCGCTTTTGCGCAATGATCTGTCCAACTAATCCGTTGGATCCACCAATGGATATCATTGATTTTCGGCTTTACTTTGTGAAATAGTAAATCGTCGCCATTCTTAACGGCGGCGTAAGCGTTTGAATCTGTTATACTAATTGGTCTTAATCTTGGCATAATACCCCCTATTTCTCCTATAATTTATGTAAAAATAAAGTCATATCTTCAAATACCACATCTTCGGTATCTGTTTTGTTTGTTACTACAATCCAAAATCTATCTCCCGCATTAACGGTTAGTCTATCACTATCAAATCCTGATTCGTGATTCGCTCCCGCAGGAGTAATATTAAAAGACGCTCCAGTTATAGTAGCGTTTTGAATTGCGTGCCAATGATATTCTTTAGCAGGATTTCCGGCAGAATGTGAAACTCCAAAGTCTAATTTGTAGACTCCATCTGATCCTATACTTGCTAACAAATAATCGCCCTCAAACCAAAATCCGGCTTCATCGCCTACAAAATCTATTCCTGTGCGAAAATTATCGTTATCCTCTTTTACCACAACTGTAACGCCAGAATGATTAACAGTATTAATTGTAACGTAATCACCTGTTAATAGTCCGTGTCCTACATCAACAAAATTAGTAGAATCACCCGCAGCAACCGTTGATATAGAAGCTATTGGTCCAGTACTTCCAGACACAAAGGTAAATCCGCTTGAACCATTATCAGAAAGTTCACCTTGAACCCCATAGTTTTGCGCTGTTATACCTATTGTAAGCGTATTCCCCGATAAGTGACTCTTTGCTACTCCATAATAAGAACCTTCAAGTCTAATTTCATGGTCGTCGCCATCATCGTCAGTAAACATTGGTTTGGTTGGAGCATCATTTCTTACCCAATATCCACCCTCACCCGCTACAATAGTTTCTTGTGATGCTAGTTCCTCAAGAATTACTGCCTTATCGGCACGTAGGCTACTCCCAACTAATAACATATCACTACCAAACCTAAATCCGGTAGTTTGAGTAGAACTAAATCCCCAATATGCGGCTGTTGGTGTAGCGTTTGGATATAATTTGATTGTCAAAGTTTCACTTACGTCGTCACCGGCATCTGAATCAGCATCGCCTACTATTGAGAAAGTTGGTTGGACATCATCTGTGCTTGAACCTATTGTAAAGTCTGTTCCTGTATTGATACTACCAGTTCCTAGAATAGTTAAAGCATTTATTGGAGTGCCTGCTGTCTTAGTTCTAAAATAAATATTACCGGCATCATTATTGTAAAGATTGTCAATATATCCATAAGCCGTATCTCGGTCATACCATAATTTTAACCCTTGAACATTCGTCGCTCCGGCTGCGCTTAATAATATTATAGCATCTGCCGTAGCATCTGTTTTGCCAGTAAGTGTTATTTGTGGTCCGGTTCCATCTGATTCCATATATAGCTTACCATCGGCATCAACAGTAAGAACAATAGTGCCAGTACCGGTTTTTAATGTAAACGAACCAGATGCAAATATAGTACTGGCATTTACAGTGCCGGCTACATACATATCTCCACCGGTAATCTCTTTTAGTGTTACATCGTCATAAGATATTGTTCCCTCTGTATCACTTCCGGAAACTATGCTAATTACAAAATCCGTTGGTGTAACTGCTGATTTAAAATATAGCGTGTAAGTGCCGGCAGTAACTATTTCTAGCGGAACTGCGGTCAATGCAAAGCTAGTTGTGATCGTAGCGGCTGCATCGCCGTCAAAAGCGGTAGTAACTGCCAAAGTGTAAGTAAACACATACCATCGGCTAGAAACGCCGGTAACTAATAAATCGGCTTGTGCTGTTTCAATCGTAGATGTGACGTTAGCACTCCATACAAAAACGGCGGCAACTCCACCAGTTACATCAAAGTCGCCTGTGTCAGTCCATATAAAACTTGTCGAAAAATCACCCTCGTCTAAACTTTCAGCCGCCAACGTACTTTCATCGACAACAATCAAACCCTCTGAATAAACGCTACCGCTAGGAATATAATAATCATCATTATACCAACCGGCTATCGTGTTGCCAAATTGACTAAAAGCAATAGTTATTAATGTTATTAAAAATACTATGTTTTTCATTATCAACCTCTTTGATGTTTAGATATTACATAAGTCCAAAAACTCCAAAAAGCAACCCATCCAATGAGCATTGCCGTACTTTCAACCACTTCTATACTGTCCGGTTCAAAATCGGTAGTGTCCGGCGGTGCTTCGATCATAGTGCTGTCTGCAATTTCTTCCGGCGTTTCCATGGGTAGATATATCACCTGACCGGAAATATTGTTATGAACGGCAAAAAGCAATAATATTATTATCAATATTATAATCCAACCTAAGCGCTTTTTGATTGATTCGTACATTACGGCTTAGTTGCTGAAATTGTTAAACTTCCACCACCATTGGCGGGATATAGCCAATATGCTGTTCCATCCGGACTTCTTAGTTTTATAAATGTTATGTCTGTATCTGTTGTGCCTCTTCCAATTTCAACATCAACATTAGCAGCCCATTCTACTTCTAGTTTTTCATCCGGACTTTCCGTTCCTATACCTACATTTCCAGAACCCAATAGTGTCATTTTTGTTGCTGCTGCTAGTCCTACCTCAGTATTAGCATCCGCAGTTCCGGTAACTTTAAATTGTAAGTATTGATTATCTTTTGTTGCATTAAATTTAGCAGAAATTTCAGAAACCCATCCACCCAAAGAAGTCCATTGATGTTTTGCTTCCGAAGTATCAGCAGAAACAAATCTCATTTTTGAAACACCCTCGTCATTCCTCAATCTTATCATTTGATCAGAAGATGAATTTCTTAAAATATCTAATATACTTGATGGATTTGCATTGCCTATACCTACCATATCACTATCACCCTCGACAACAAGAGTAGTGCCATCAACGATAAAATCATCGCCCGAATCAGAACCTAAAGCAACTACTATAGAAGTATTATCAGTTAAAGTAATTTTATTTGTTCCTGTACCAATTTGAATAGTAGAACCATCTGAATCAATTATGTCTACGTCTATTTGACTTATATTTGTAACATTTTGATCATTAAAGCTAAATACTCCACTTGCTACTCCAGATAAATCGCTTAAAGCTTCTGCTAGAGTTCTAACCGCATAGGTGTCGTTAGCGGTTAATTTTATAAACGATGGAGATACATAAACCAACGCGGAAATATTAGTTAATGCACCATCCAAAGGTTGATATATCGTAGCTAGTGCATTTCCGCCAATGGTAATATCATTTGTTACTTCTAGGTCAGTAAACCACCCTTTTAATACTCTCGCTCCTGTTAATCCAAACGATCCAGTAATTGTTATACTATTGCTTCCCATCGCCAAATTGCCGCCATTGAAAGTTAGTAAATTTGCAGAATGTGTTAATGTAACATCGCCATTATCAAAATTTATTACTCCACCACTCGCTAAAAACAGATCACTCCACATTTTTGTACCCGATCCTAAAGCGTGTGCGTCAGAAGTTCCTAAAAGTAACGGTTGATTT